TTATAGAACTTTCTTGTCAAATAGATCGGTAACATTATGTGCTCGTTCTTCTTTGATGTGAGTATATTGTTTGGTTGTTTGAAGGCTTGCATGACCCAGGAAGTGCATGACATCTTCTGGTCTGGCTCCAGCAATAAGGGATTGAGTGGTAAAGAAGTGACGCATAATGTGTGGAGTGATATAGATACCACATTCCTCACTTACTCGTTTAAAAATTTTGTTTAAAAAAGCAGGTCTTTCCAAATAGTATTTATTATTCTTTATTCGGATGCTCAGGTAATCCTTTTCCTGCTCAACAATGACGTCTGCTTTCTTTTTGACTTGTTTTGCTGTTTTCATGATCTGTAACAACAGCTCACTGCCTCTGTCATTTAAAACAACGTAACGCACAGAACTTTCTGTTTTTGTTCTTCCAGCACCATCTTTTGTCCTGTTGGAACGAGAGTCTCTTATATTTAAGACTGCTCGATTATTCGAATCGAAAGTAACGTCCATGAACCTGATACCACAGACTTCCCCGCGTCTAAGTCCAAAAATAGTCAGGTAGACAAATGCAAAATGTGTGGTCGATAGTAATTCTTCTGCGGTTTTTATCCATGTTTGAAAATCATCTATTTTTAACTCTTTATTAAGAGGTTCTAACTCTGATTCCCCAAGATAAATACCAGACAATTTATTTTGTCTAAGATTTCCATTTTTGACAGCATCGTTTAAAATGGAATTCAAAAGTCGATTACTGGTAAGCACACTATTTCTGCGGTACTGGCCAAGCATTTCTGCCAGATGTTCTTCATAATCGTTGCGATTTATTTTTTTTAGCGGGAGGTTTCCCCACTTTTCTTTTATCATGGTACGATAAATGCCTGCGTTAGTGTAGATGGATGTATCATTCCATTGACCTGTTTTTTCTTTCTTTGCTGAGTAGATTTCCCAGTATTCATTTAAAGTCAGTTCTAGGTTGACATCCATTTCATCATGATAAATTCTTTCTTCAATATCCCTTAGAATTCTCTGGGCGTCCTTCAAGCTTCGTAGTCCGCTCTTGCTAAATTCTTTCTTGTCGCCATTAACAAAGTATCCTCTGCGGACATAGTAACGCAATCCTTTTTGGGTTTCGTATGTAAAAATATTTGGGTATTTTGTTTTTGTATATTTCATTCTCTTTTCCTTTCTGTAAGACCAATCTGGACAAGGTTTTTTTGAAAGGATATTGGCATCACCTCCTTAAAGTGATATAATTAGAGTACGCAAAAAGTCCTGCTGAAAAGCTGGTCTTTGCTTATTGGACTACCCTACACTTCGGCTTTGGTCGGTTGGAAGTGTGGGGATTTTTTTATTTATCGACGTTTAAATATTAGTTGTTGTCGATTTTCAATTCCATTTTTCTTTCTAGGATACCTTCTTCTTCAGCCAGCGTAGTATCGTCTTCGGCGTTTATGTATAGTTTAGGAGCGTATGTGTATCCAAGGTCATAGCCGTTGTCAATAGCCCATTCTGTAAAGTAATTTTCTTTGGCTTGGAAGACGCTATCTGCTACTTTTTGGATACTAGTATTTGGTTCATATTTAAAATCCTGAGGCACAATTACATGAATGAGATTTTTTCCGTAATACTGCACTCTAACATTAATATCTACTCCATTGTCTGCAAGGGATTGATTGAGAGCGTTCATAAATGCTGTTGCAAAAGCTGCGTTAGATTCTTCGGTATATTCTGGACCGTCATTTTTTGTTGTCGGCTCTGTCGATTCCTCAGTTGACGAAGAAGCTTCTGTGGTACTACTTGTTGAAGTAGAAGTCTCTGTGCTACTTGTAGAGCTGATTGAAGGCGCAGTTGCTACTGTTGTTGAGGTGTTCTTTTGGTTGTTTAGCATTGCAGGTGTAATAAATATGCTTCCTAACAATCCAACTACAGCAAAAGCGATAGAGATGTTGCGTTTATTACTATCAGGTTTCTTTTTAGTAAAATACCAAACTGCTCCAAGACCACCTACAAATGCTACAGGCATTAACATTGCAGCAATTGCTACTACCAGCGCTATCGCAAAGATAATTAAAATTATTTTTACGAAGTTATTCTTCTTCATAAAACAACCTCCTGCCCGTTTTTCGTGCGGTGGGCGTGCACGTATTTTTAATTAACTAAGTTATTAAACTCCTCAATCACCATAGTCTCATTAACTATGGTTTTTAAGTCGTATTTTTCCATAAAGTGAACATAATTAAATTCTTTGACATCGTCCATCAAAGACAATTCTTCTTTGACCAGATAATGGATCATATTCCTATCCGCTTGTAATTCATACTGTTCACGTCTTCGGTCGTATTGTGCCGGGTCGTGATTTTCATGGCCCAATTCGTGGTAGATGACTTTCTTGTGTTGGATTTCGTCCAAATAGGCGTCAACCGCAATCATGTTCGCACGCTTGTTGTATATGCCTTTCTTGTCCGAATCTCTACCGTCAAAATAGACCAAATCAATTCCACGCTCTGCGCAGACTGATTCTGGTGTCATCATAGGCAATTATTCCTTATCTCTGTTTTTCATGCGAGTTTCGAGTATTGAGGCAATGAGGTCGATATCTTCATCATTGAGAGGCATGCCGTCATAAGACATGGACTCTGCCGCCATTTCCTTGAAATCGATTGTGGGAGTGGTGTCTTTTGTGGAAGTGTCACTAATTTTTCCATGAAGAATGTAGTCTGTGGAAGTATCTAGCATTTCAGCCAATAAAATTAGTTTTTTGCCAGTTGGCAAATTCACTCCGCTCTCCCATTTTGAAATTGTGCTTTGAGATTTGTAACCAAGTTGATTAGCTATGTCTAATTGCTCGAACCCTCTCATTTCTCTCAGCTCTCTAATTCTTTGCCCTACTTCAGGGTATTTTATCTTTGCATCAGCCATGGTTTTTACCTCTCTATTCATAGGTATATTATAAGCAAAAAGTGATTTTATATCAAGTGATTTTGTGCAAATACCAAAAAAAGATGAAAAAAAATCAAAAAAACGCTTGACAGATGATTTATAATCATGTATCATATAGTCAAGGTCAAGGAAATGACTTAAAATCATGTGAAAGGAGAACTGAATGGCAAAACCAAAAATCACAATTGCAGAACTTCGTGCAAAGAATAATAAGATGAGCCAGAAAGAACTTGCTTCAAAAATCGGTGTTGCTTATCAAACAATTGGAGCATGGGAAGATGACATTACAGTCATTAAAGGCGATAATCTATTAAAATTGTGCGAATTCTTTGGAGTAAGTTCGTCTGATTTACTTGGACGTTAATTTTTTAAAAAATACATGATTTTTTATCATGTAGAAACTACCCAACTAACAAACTAGAAAGGAGAAGGGATGGTTGAAAACTTGCTAGGGATTCCATGCGGACACAATCCAGTTGTTTTAGGTAGTGTGGTCGACGGAAATACCAAGATTTTCGGTGAAATCGTGACTGTGTTTAGTGGCGATATTATCTTCGGAAATTTGAAAAAATTGGATGTATACACGGAAGGTGAAATTTTAAAGTTATCTGATTTGTACGATAAGTATAAAGACTATATCTCGCCGAACGATAGTTTATATGTCGTTGTCACTAATGGCTTATCTGGAACTATTTACGATTGCGGACATACCAGACGTGGGATATGGCATATATTTGCAAAAACCGCAGGTTATGCCTGACACGCAAAAAAACCACTGCGGGAACAGTGGCTTACAAAATTAACTTACTCAAATTATAACACAGGAGGCTACTATGGACAAGATATTTGTTGAGTTGTCCGACTGGATAAAATCGATAATAAGAGACGTTGTAAACGAGATTTTACTGGAAAAAGACAACGACGATGGTTTCCCGGAAATGATGAACCGAAAGGATTGCATCAGATTTCTAAAGGTAGACGGGACCGTCTTTGATAAATATAGAAAATTACCGAATTTCCCCAAAGAACAAGAGGGAACAAAATGGAAGAAAAGAGCTATTAAAATTTGGCTTAGCGAAAAAGACTAAAAGACCAATCTGGACAAGGTCTGAAACGAGGAAAAAATTTATGACAGAAGCAATTATGACATTAAGTTTATTCGCAGTGCCTTTGCTGGCAGTAGGCATTGTGGAACATCGGAAGGCAGAGAAAAGACGGATGCACAAAGAGTTTGAAGAAATTCGTCGCAGAGACTACCTGTACGGCTTTAAGGCGGGCATGGGGTATCAGAGTACCTGTGACATCGAAAAAGCTCGTAACGGGCTAAAGAGAGACGCTCAGCAAGTAGATAAGGAGATGGCACGGTATGCAGGATAATCATACAACAATTGAAATCAGCGTTGAAGAATATATTCAACTTCGGAACAAGGTAAACGACTTGCAGACAGAAAATCGTTTTTTGAGAACGATTGTTGATTCTGTGGCGGTTGTGATGAAAAATAGTGGAATGGTGAGGTAGGAAGATGACACAAGCGGAACGCATTAGGGAATATTATAAACAACATCCAGCTGCTAGCTATGATGAAGTGGCTGAAGCACTCAAAACATCAAATAGTAATGTACGGGCGAACGTGTCCAAAGATATCAAGGCTGGACGGTGTGTCCGCTTGGAAGATAAGTCATTGGACTACTCGATGCACTACATCAAGAATGAAGCATTGGCAGACCTAATCAACTGGAAGAATGACACCAGGAGGGAGTGGGTTGATATGCTGACAAGAGCAGCAGAAAAAGAAACTGATAACAATACCATGCGATTGCTTATCAAGGAAGCTAATAAACTAATGAAAGAGGTAACGGAATAATGGCTAGTATTTATGAACTAACTGGAATCTTTAAGCAGATTGCAGAAATGGAAGGTATTGATGAAGAAACCAAGCTGGATACGCTTGAATCTATTGACTGGACGGAACAATTTGAAGAAAAGGTTGAAAACACCGTCAAGGTCATCAAGAATAAAGAAGCAGATGTGGATCAACTCAAAGAAGAAATCGACCGCTTAACCAAACGAAAAAAATCTATTGAAAATGACATCACACGACTCAAAACAGGGCTGCAAGGTGCATTTGAAATCACAGGGCATGACAAAATCAAAACATTGCTGTTTACTGTCAGCTTGGCCAATAATCAACCATCTGTGGTTGTAGATGAAGACCTGCTGCCTAAGAAATATTTTATTCAAACTTTGAAACCAGACAAAACAGCTATCAAAGAGTTGCTGAAAGCTGGTAAGAAGGTCAAGGGTGCAGTGTTGCAAGAGAGTAGAAGTTTGAGGATTAGATGATGGGAACATTATTTGAACAAAGGCCAAGATTTGAACAATTGTCAACACCAGGGTATAGGATTGCTTTAATGGCTAATGAATTAACTGACCTGTTCGGGATTAGCTTTAAGGAAGCCTTAAAATGTATTGAACTCGATCACAAAATAAATGACTATGACGTAAAAGATGGACAATTAGCTGGATTTGGGGAGTTGTTGAGAGACTACCTAGAGGTCAAACAAAATGAGAATCCTAGCAATTGATCCGTCAAGCAACAGAATTGAAACATCCACTACAGGAATTGTGCTGTTGGACAATGCCGGACTGGTCAGCTATTGGGTGGTCCCATTTGGTGCCAGAAATTTCAGTCGGTGGTTTCGTGAAGTTGGTCGTGACCTGGAATACGATGTTGTCATTGTAGAAGAATACCAGGTACGTGACAATGATTATTCTCGAGATAACTCAGTTGCTGAAACAGTGGAAGCTGTTCAAGCCTGCTTTCCAAACGTGGAACTCGTTCGCAACGCTGGCTATGTGTCAGATATTCCTGATCAGTTACTTAGGAAGCTTGGTCTTTGGACTTTTGACAAATCACATCATCAGGATGTGAGGGCTGCTGCTCGCTTGGCACTATTCTGGGCGCAGAGAAAAGACATCGAGGAGGTTATTCAAGACATTGGAAATCGAATTACGCAAATGGCAAGCTGAGGCCGTGAAACGAAGCGACCGCGATTGTCCTGGTATTTTTCTGGAAGGTCTTGGCGGTCGTGGGAAAACTATCTGTGCCTTTGAGATTGCAAAGCACAAGGGAGCCAAGAAGGTCTTGGTTCTGAACAATTGGCTGTCAATCCTGAATGGCTGGATTGACACTCACAACAAGCTCTATTCACAAGATTTTCGACTAGAAGCCATGACAGACAAGCGAATGCAGAATATCGTGGCAAACGGTGAGGTCCTGGAGTTTGATGTCTTAATCGTTGACGAGTGGCAGAATATGTCCAGTGAAGCTAACTATAAAGCTTACAAGAAAATCCGACGTGACTATTCAATCGGCTTGTCTGCAACTCCAATCCGAAAGAAAGGTCAAAACTTCTATCCGCTAGAAAAAACAATCTTTGGCCAGGCGGAGCCAAACAATAAATTTGATTGGCAGAAACAGCACGGCAAGATGAAGTATGACCGATTCAGTTATTCCAAAGAAAAGTGGGAAGACTTCCGTGACTATGAAAGTTATGTGTCAGGGTTGCCAAATTTCTTCCGTTGGGAAGAGATTGAGGAAATTGAGGGAGCTGAGGAAAACAATGGATTTGAAGTCATCTTTGAGCCGATGTGGTGCCTGCCAGCAAATCCAGAAGAACTTGATCAACTTCGACGGGTGAACATCGTCGGAAAGAATGGTAAGTATGCAATGGCCAAGCAGTCATTTGGCCGCAAGACTTTCGAGAGGTATCTGACTCAGACAGGATTTGAAGTTGATTTTCCGAAGCTTAAAGCGGTTAATGCAGATACACCAATGTTGCTTCAACTAGACATTCTCTTGGCCAAGCAATCGGAAATGTTAATTGTCAGCAAGTCCAAGCAGATCGTTGAGGTTATCTATGAACGGCACCCTGAAATCGGTATTTGGACCGGTGATAAGAAAGAAGGGCATGACAGGACCAATATGGTCGCCACTAGCCAAGTATTAGGAGTTGGGGTCGATGGGCTCCAGCACCGTTTTAAAACAATTGTAGTTCTGGATCCGTCCCAGCCTAGTGACGGAGATTACGATGACTATCGGCAACTTCTTTGGCGGATTACTGGTAGTCGTCAACAACACGACGTTAGGGTCGTAGAATTTTATTTTTAAAAAACAAAAGGAGCAAAAAAATGAAAATTTCAAACAAGTTAATCGTATTGCGTGAGAAAAAAATGGGTATTTTATGTCAGAAATCAAAAATAATCCCCATTCACTTGCAACGAAAGCAGGTCTTGTAGAAGAAATCCGTGGTGCCCTATCACTTCCATACGAGTATTATTTGAAACAAGAATCCGAAATTAAAGCTCTTGCGAAAATTCATGATTGTGAAATCATCTTGGTAGATGCTGAGTATACACTTACTTATCCTAATGGAGAAGAGGTTTCTAAAATTATTCCCAAAGAATCAAATTTATTTGATGATTTGATGGAAGCATTCAAACAACTTTAAGGAGAATACATGACAGTAAAAGAATCGCCAATATTTGCAACCCTGTGCAGTATTCAGACAGAGCTGGTTGCACCGAAAGGACAGTACAATTCTTTCGGAAAATACAACTATCGTAGTGCAGAGGATATTTTGGAAGCACTAAAGCCTTTACTCAAAAAGCATGATGCATCCCTGGTATTAAATGACGATATCGAACAGATTGGGGACCGCTACTATGTTCGTGCTACAGTAACATTATTTGCCTGCGGCAGTTCAATCAGTGCCCAAGCGTCAGCAAGGGAAGAAGATACAAAGAAAGGAATGGATGGCAGCCAGATCACCGGAACTGCATCCAGTTACGCTCGAAAATATGCTCTTAACGGCTTGTTTGCCATTGATGATAACAAGGACCCTGATACGGACGAATATGCGAACCAAACTGGAAAGCAAGCACAAGCTCAGAAGGCAGCACAAAGTAAGTCTACATCAAATCCGAAACAGAACCAGAACGCATCTGGCAGTGTTAAGTACATCACGGGAGCCCAGGCGAAGAAGCTACGTGAAGATATCAAGAATATTGCGGAGGCTTCAGGCGGTCCGGTTAATACCGTTGGAGTGTGGTTCATTGGCCAGCTGGGCGTGGATAAAATCGAAAGTATTCCAGCAGACCGCTTGAAAGAAGCACAGGATCTGATTGCAAAAACTAAGAAAGCGAAGGGAATGGAATAATGGGATTTACGGAACTTGGGCGAAAACGTCCAATCAAAATTCAAGGTGATACCTATGACGAAATCTTGATTTACAAATATAAAGGCGAAGTTTGGGGCGTATGTTATAAAGGCAGAGAGATTGATTGCGTTTATAATTACACGAAAGAAGACTTCTTTTACTCAAGAATTTGGGGTATGACTTTGAAAGAAATTGTTAAGAAAATCATTCAGCCATTAAAAAGAACTGAGCCAGGAATTTTTGCAATGATTGATTACGAATTGGTGAGAAAGGCCTTGAAGGTGGAAAAATTATGATTAACAATGTAGTACTAGTGGGACGCATGACTCGTGATGCAGAACTTCGTTACACTCCGTCAAACCAGGCGGTTGCGACTTTTACCTTGGCTGTCAATCGAAACTTCAAAAATCAAGATGGGGAGCGTGAAGCGGACTTTATCAACGTAGTCATTTGGCGTCAACAAGCTGAGAATTTGGCGAATTGGGCTAAGAAAGGTGCTCTGATTGGTGTTACAGGTCGCATTCAGACTCGTAGCTATGACAATCAACAAGGGCAACGTGTCTACGTTACTGAGGTAGTTGCAGAAAGTTTCCAACTCTTGGAAAGTCGTGGACAACAGTCGAATTCTCAAGACGGATCATTTGGAAATTCAAGTCCTATGGATATCCAAGACGAAGATTTGCCGTTCTAGGAGGTGCTAGATGGGGATGAAGAAAGCGGCTTTGGCTTATCAGAAAAAGGGCTTTTCGGTCATTCCTATAAGCCCTTCTAATAAGCAACCGATGATAAAATTTGCTGATAAACCAGCAATGACCGCACAGGAAATTGAAGATTTTTGGAGTCAGTATCCGGATAGTAATATTGCTGTCCGGACTGACAAATTCTTCGTAATCGACATCGACCTGCACGGAAAACATAATGGATATGAAAGTCTGGCCAACTGGGAACATCTCAACTTGATTACCCCGACTTTGCAAGCAAAAACTGCCAGCGGTGGCAAGCATATCTTTTACTTTAAGCATCCAGATGTTTCCATGACGCAGATGATTGGATTCCTACCTGGTGTCGATGTCAAAGCACATCCAAATAATTATGTTCTGGTCGCTCCATCAAAAACACCCAAAGGGGAGTATGCCTGGGACTTGGAAAAGTCGAAAGAAGGCGGGACCATGGTCACTGCTAGTCGAGCACTAGTCATGGCCATTAAGCAGGAGTATCTAAAAAAGAACAACCGAAGCGAACTTGATGACATTTATTATCAAATTCGGAATGGTGCAGGCAAGCGAAATCGGACCACGGAGGTCTTTGAAATGATTGTCAAAGGCTTTGGTGAGGAAGGTAGTCGAAACGATACGGCAGCCAAGTTTGCTGGAACATTATTGGCCAGAAGTGTTGATCCAAACTGTGTTTTGGAATTGGCACGGATTGCGAATAATAACTCTGCTGATCCGCTGAGTGACAGAGAGCTTAGTCGGACAGTAGATAGTATGGTACAGAAACACATGAGGGGAGGTGGCAGTGATTGGTGATGTTGTAAATATCTCTGTCAAGCAGTTTACTAGGACGAAGAAAAAGGTCTTGGATGAAAACGGAGAAAAGGTTGAGATTGATGCCATTGTGTCAGACAGTCCTCGAAACGTGCTGTTGGCCATGAAGAGTGATAACAAGCTCAATGACTTCCTCCGGCACAATGAATTTACTGGAGAACATGAGATTGTGGCCGATGTCAAATTGGATGCTATCAGCATGAGGAAAGGTCAGCTGCCCTCCGCATTTGAATCTTATCTCAGTGTTTACCTGGAAAATCATTTCAAGGTTGTGTTCAAGACCAGGGCTTTGCAAGATGGTATTGAGGCATTCTTTGCAGAAAAAACCTATAATCCTGTTCAGGAATACATGGAACATGCCTATGACAGTTGGGACCACAAGGAACGTCTGAATCAAGTCTTCCAGACCTGGCTAGGTGCTGAGGACAGCATCTATGTCCAGAAAATAGCGGAGATGTTTTTCGTCGGGGCTGTGTCCAAGGTCTTCAATCCATGGGTAAAGTTTGACTACACTCTAGACCTGGTCGGTGGGCAGGGTGCTGGTAAGACAACATTCCTGCAAAAGATCGCAGTTGACTGGTACACGGATTCTGCTAAGGATTTCATGGACAAGGACAACTACGAGATCATGCTAAAATCCCTGATTGTCAATGACGACGAGATGGTGGCTAGTAGGAAGACGACGTTTGATGAGCTCAAGGCTTTTGTGACCAAGACCGATTTGACATTCCGTAGGTCCTATGGTCGTCGTGCTGAAAAGTTTCCCAAAAACTTCGTGATTGCTCGGACCAGCAACAAGGTCGAGTATCTTGGTGATAAAACTGGTGAGCGTCGTTTCCTACCGATCTTGGTGGATGCAGCTAAACAATTCGTCAAGCCATTCGACATGACGGACAATGATGTCCTGCAGTTGTGGGGTGAGGCAGTTGCAATTTACAAAAAAGGCTTCACGTTGACCTTTGACGAAGACTTCGAGGATGAGCTGGCAGTCTATAAAGAACGCTTCACTTATCGCGATGAGGCAGAAAACCAAATCTATGATTATTTGGATATGCTGGTTCCGGAAGAATGGGAAAGCATGTCCGTAGTTCAACAGCATCAGTACACATGGGCTTATTTCAACAATGGTGTGTATCGGAATGATGCCGGTTTTATTTACGAAGGTGTCAAACCGCAAGAAAGTGTGTCATCGAAGCAGATCCTGAAGAATGTTTTTGACATCGATGTTGCCAAAGGAGATAAATTAGCTCGGAAGATTAAGCTGATCATGGACAACAACCAGGATTGGGAGTACAAAGTTAAGAAGGTAAATGGCAAAGCAATTCGAGGATATTTCCGGAAATAATATGCAGAAAAAGTGATGTAACCGAAAACGTGTTTTGATGTAACTTTTAGTCAAAAGGTTACATCAAGTTACATCAAGGTTACACCAATGATGTAACCGTTGAAAAACTCAATCGTATCAAGGGTTTAAAGGTGTTTTTTTAGAAAAAAATAAAAAAGTGGTGTAACCGCCCTAAACCCTTGGTAATATTGGGTTTATAAGTCATCTCTACTGTTAGTTACATCATTTATATAAATATTTAAGTTAATAAAATTAGCAAGTGCTATAAAGCCCGGTATAATAGGATTCTTGATTTTTATAAAAAAAGTTTTTAGAAAAGTGATGTAACCTTGTAACCGTGAAATTTTATGCAAAAGAATGAATAAAAAGGAGTAAAAATGACATATACAGTAACAGTATTATTTGATCACATGTTAGTTGATGAAACGCATTACTTTGAAAATGAAGCTGATGCTTTGAAATGTAAAGCAGGGCTGGAAGCTAGGTATCGAGGTCAGCGGTTGTACAGTGTGAAGATGGAGGAAGTTAAATGAAAGAAATTGATCCATTGGTTTTGGTGACTCTGTGTATTGTCATCGCTTTATTTGCAGCAGTGACAGAAGTAAAAGTATTGCGTGAACAAGTGAAAAGACTGGAAGAACGTGAAATGGTTATTATCCATAAAGTCGATAATGCGGGCGTGACTATGGTCGGAAAAGTCACAAGGAAGGATATTATTGACGGCAGGTACTATGTAGAAATCGGTGCCTACGGCAAATTCCTAGTCACAAAGGGTCAGTTTGAAACGATTAATATTGGTGATGATATTCCGGATTACCTACAAGGAAGGGGTAGTTGAGATGACAAAAACTCAAGAGCCTTGCTTGGCAAAAATAGGTAAATACTGGGAAAGAGCCGATTTTTTGGGAGTGTTTCAACATTCTGGGACAAATCTTATCTTTGGTCATCAATTTGCTGGACCAGTTGCTGTAGTTAGATTTAGAGGTAGACTGGTAAAAGTAGAGATTGAGAATATTGATTTTTGTGAGGTGGAAAATGAACAAGCGGCAACGTAAAAAGAAAATACTGAATGGATTGAGTACAGAAGAAAGATACCGTAGAACGCATTGCCCTGTTTGTAAAGAAAAAATCGGAGTATTTGACAAATATTTTAATACATACGGTTTTTGCTCTGAATATTGTGGCTATGAATACTATGGTATTTCAAGATTATAAAACTGAATAATGAAAGGATGGGATTGAAATGACACTATTTGATGAAGTACAGCAATTAAGTTCAGAAAGCTATGACAAGTGGTTTGAACGTTACTTTAAAAAATATGATTTGGAAAAAGTCATTAAGAAATCAGCTATGCAAGGGTATAGTGGCCATCTGATTAGTGTCTTAAAAGTTAAAGATGATTATACGAGACGAAGATTGGATGATGAAAGGACCCTTGAGAAAATCAAGGAATTGTTAGGAGATGGTTTCAAAGTAGAGTATCATTCGACCTATAGTAAAAATTTGTTTACTGGTGAAGATTTTATCACTAACAAGCAAATTCATATTTCATGGTAACAAAAAAGCCAAGGCACTCTCTGCCCAGGCTGTGGTTTCGCTATCAATATTATACCACAAAGGAGAAAGAGAGTGAACAAAGCTAAGGCTATATTAAAGGATTTGAGAAATTTAGATTTGTACATCGCTAGCTTGATTAGACGTCGTGAAAAAATCGAAGCCTCCTTACTATCTAGTCCAAAGTGGACAGCGGATAAAGTTTCGGGCGGAGCGAAAAAGAAGCAGGATGATGTCTACGTTGAATTGATGGCAACAGCAGATGATATTGAAGCAAAGACTGTCGAAGCAATTAAAAAACAGCGCGAACTACAGAGTATGATTGATGGTCTTAGTAATTCAGACTCTCAAACGGTACTCTCAATGGTCTATATAGATAAAATGAGCCCCTGGCAAGTAATGGATGCCCTTAATTGCAGTGAGTCCACCTATTACCGTATCCTACGTGTAGCAACAAGAGAACTTAACGAAATGACAGTAAATGACAGAGATTTGCAAAAAATACAGTAATTGACAGTGCATGACAGTTTCAACGTGCTATTATTATATCATCAAGAAATTGAGAGGTGCTGTAATTATACGGTGCCTCTTTTGTTTGAGGTAACGATGAGAGCAGACAAGAGCGGAACGCATAGAGTAGCTTTTGAAAAGAATAAGAAGAGAATACTTAAGACTGCAACACATTGTGGAATATGTGGTCAGTTAGTTGATAAGAAATTAAAATATCCAAATCCAATGTGTGCAGTAATCGATCATGTGGTT